CCTTATCCTCGGCAACATCCGGGTGCTCGGCCTTGCCGCCGTGCTTGCGGCGCATAAGCGTCTGAGCAAGTCCGGGGCGCTGACCAGCCTGCATCATGGCGGCCATCTGCTGCGGGTTCATGGTAGGGCCGCCCGCCAGTTTGTGAGCCCGACCACCGTGCTTGCGAGTGTCGCGGGTGACATCCCCCGCGCCCTGCACATCATAGTCGCCACCGGGCGGGCCTCTAAATTCAGCCGGGCGCGGCGGAGGAACCGGAACATTGGCGCGAACGGGCTTGTCTTGAGTAACGTCCCCCTTGCCTTGCACATCATAGTCGCCGTTAAACCCACCACGAGTGCGATGATGGTGCTTGACCTTGCCGCCGCGCTTAAACGCGCCGTCATGTTTCTTTCCAGCGCGCTGATCATTGGCTTCGCGCACGTCGCGGTTAATCAAACTATCAGCCGTAATGGCGCGGCCACCGGACTTGCGGGGCTTGCGACCAGCGTGGTGCTTTGCCATCGCGCCCTCAACCTTGCCACCGCGCTTGTACAGGCGCGGGCTAACCGGGCGAGCGCCCGTCTTAACATCCGCGTTCATGTCGGTGGGTTCGGTCCAGCCGGAAGCGTCAACCGCGCCCTTGCTTGGACCCGCAAGGCGGTGAGCCTTGGCCTTCATCGCCGCCCTAGCGGCCTTTGCTGCTTCGCTCATTTGGAGTCACTCCTTAAACCGGCGTCCCGGCTGCCCTTGATGAATTGCACAGCGCCGTAGGGCGACGGGCTGAATAAAAATTGCGCTATCCCTGTTTTGACAAAAGATGATGGATAATCTCCAATGCTTTGTGCAACGCATCATGGCTATTTTTGCCAGATGCTTTAGCCGCGCCACCACGAGCCATGCCAGAATCACCCGTGTCTTGCAGGGCCTTACTGGCGCGCACAAAATCAGCCATTGAACCAGATTGATCCATGCTTTCGTCGCCCCAGTTAATTTTGCCATTTTGAATAAGCGCATTTGAAGCGCCGGGGGCGGCGTTGGCGGGAGCGGAAGATTGATACTGTTGCCCGTTAAAGATGCGGTCAAGAATGCTGGGAGATTGCGTCTGTGATGGCGTCAAGTTAGATGGTCGGCGTGGCGGCAACGGAACATTATCAGAAGATGCCGTAGACCCTGTTGCGGGCGGACGCGCCATAATTTCTTTTGACGGGGGTTGCATGTAATCCATTTTTGAAAACTGGGAAATATCTGTTGGCTGCGACGGGGGTTGCATGTAATCCATTTTTGAAAATTCTGATACATCGGTCTTTGCTGGGGGGGCGCTTTTCTTGGCGTAAGGATCATTAACAAGCATACCAGCACCACCGGCTGCGGTTAGTTCGGCAACCGCAGGATTCATAATGTTTGAAGGACTTGCTGCTGAAACAGTTTGAACAGGATAATCCCAAACTCCGTCGGGACCTTGAACCATTCCACGTTCGGCCAAATAACGTTCCGTAGGACCGAGACTAGCGTTTCGCATGGCTGTACTACGCGCCACATTGACCGCTTCAGTCGCAGCAGGAGCAAGACCCTTTAGAAAACCAATTCCGGGAAGATAAATAAGGCCCATGGCACTTGCAGCGCCAAGCTGCTGATGCGGGCTTTCCAAATAACTTTTTGCGTTCGGGTCGTTCTCCGGAACGCGAATTTTTTCCGCAATTGTTCTAGGAGTAAGTGGTTTGTATTCTTCAGCCATTATTGCCTCCTCCTAAACCGGGGGGTTTTACGCCAGCCTGCTGAACTTCATCCAGCGCCGGTTTGACGTATTTTTCAATCAAGGCCGCGCTTTCTGGATGCACGGCGATATTTTGGGCAAGGTCAACAAGATCAAGCCGCTCCTTGGCGATGCGCTCCTGCGTATCGTTTTCAATTCGGCTCTTATTGGCTTCCATCTGATCGTTGATTTTCTGTTGAGAAATAGTGTTTTTCTGCGCTTCAAGCTGCATTCTTGCCGCGCTTTCCCTAGCGCGCGTCTGCGAATCCATAAGCCGGGCTTCGGCATTTTTGGCGTCATTCGCCATTTTGGCTTGAGCCTGCTGCAATTCAGGCGGAGGCGTTTGCTGCGCCGATGGGGGAGCCAGAAACTGTTGCGGATTGCTCCAACCCATGCCAGCCATGATAGCTGTATCAATGGCAATCGGGTCGTACATGCTGGGATTCTGAGCCTGAAGCTGCTTCAACCCCATCAACTTCATCAACCGCTGGGCATGATTGGCTGTGTTGGGGTCCGCCTGCGGTACAAGATCAAAATTATCGATGGCCTGCAAAAACTTTTGCTCGTCCCATTGCGCTGCGGGACGATTGTTGCGCTGCCAAAAACTTTCAGGATGTTCGCGGAAACATTCAACCAGAAGTTGAAACTCCAGCGCCTGCGCCGCGTGAAGCCGCTTATGGACCGAGTTCATTACTTTTGTGGCCTGCTCGATCATCGCGAGCGTCGTGCCAACTGGCATGTCGGTCTTGCCTTCGCCGACCTGCTGTTCCGATGTGCCGCCAATTCGCATACCCGTGTCGGCCATGGACGCGACAAGGTTCATCAAAGCGCCGGAAGGCTCCTTGTATGGAAGCGGCATTATCGCTTGATTGATCGGGAGGCCGCCCGTTTTAACAAGCGCGCCTCCGCCCGGAGGGACACGAAATATATTCGTGTTCTGACGGGCGCCAGTGTCGGCCATGAGAAATCCCGGAAAGTTCGAGTACATGCCCGCGTCAAGAAGCTCACGCCATGCAGCAGTGATAGCATTAGTCGTGTTGCCCAGAATATGCAGTAATCCAATATCATAGAAGCCGAGCCCCGGAACAAAAGTGTATTTGGCAAATCTTGTCTTTGCCGTGGGAAGTTCACTGTCGTCCTCGTCAAAGTTTCTGACAATTGACAAAATTTTGGTCGAGGAGACATCAATTGTTACGCGGTATGGAATTTCCAAGCCGCTTTCCTTGCCTTTGTAGGTATGTTCAAAGCCCTTGATGTTCAGTTCGCAATAGCACTCGTAAATTTCGCGGTCGCGATCTTCGGGTCTGGCCGAATCAATCTCAATTCCCTGTTGGGAGTTTTTGGCGCGCTGAACGCTATCGGGTTCAATGGCTTTAGGGGTACTTAGATCAATGTCACGATACACGCCTAAAATCTGAAGGCGTTTCACGGTTGACGGACGAAGGTACGTTCTGTGCGTATAGCGTTTGGAGTTCTCAAGATCGGTAGCCGCATTATTGACAATCATGTCATTTGCATCAACGGTTTCGCTGACGGGCCGGTTTCTAAGCGGGCAAAAATACACTTTCTTGAAAGAAGTCCCGCCAAAACCCAACATGAACAACATACGGTCGGTGTCTGGGTAGTATTCCGTGGCTGTCACGGTCAGATAATGGTTCAAGTCAAGCTCAAGCGCGTCGGCAAGTTGATCTTCTGGCAGGTTTCCGTTGGCTGTATCGACGCGAACCTTTACCGGGCCATCCGTTGGAAGCAATTCGCTTCGGGCATTGGCCTGAAACCGCAAAACAGCTTCAAGAAGCAATGGATGCCGGACCCTAGACATACCTTCCACTGGAGCGCCATCCGAGGCGCCTTGAAGGCCGGGGATTTCAATCTCCAATCCAAGGAGTTTGATGCCAAGACCCCGATCTTCAATCCACTTTTTGCGGCTTTCAATGTCGTCCTCAATGCCGCGAAGCAAGTCGGAACTAATTCGGTTTAGCTCGTCCTCGCTGATTTCCTCGGCAAGATTTGCAAACCAGCCGGATTGCATTTTCTTTTTGGCGTCCTGAATGGGTTTGCCATCAAGACTGACGGTGACGGAACCATCATCGTGTTCAATTTTAACAATTGCGCCACTGTCATCATATTCCGGCATATCAACGGCATCGTCGTTGGCCGCCTCAATAAGAACTTCCGATTCGCCCAAGTCTGAAGCTTCCTGTTCCTGCGGGAACAAGCGCAAGTTTGTTGCGGCTCCAAGGCCGGGCGTCATGGGCATGTTAACTCTCCAGCGCGGATTCTTCCATTTCGGATACGAACCTACGCAACCCCTCTTGCGCCGCAAGATTATCAGATTTTTCCTGTATAGTATAGGTTCTAACAAAATCATAGGGCGGTTTGCCCCAGACTTCCACACGGAATGTAGTCAACCCACCATTGACAACAGCTTCTTTAAGAACATCCACAATTGCATTTGCGAGAACACGAGTCATTTGTCCTAAACCTCATAAAGCGGGGCAAGCCTGTTCTTGCCTTGATGCCTCATACTCATTTCAATTTCAGCCGCCCACTCGACACTGCGTGTTAAAACGCCTATATCTCGCATGTGACGGATAGCCATGGAAACCGTATCGCAATTATGGACAAGAACGTCATTGGCATAATAACAATGCGTTCCGTCAACTGTCAGATTGTAAACTTTTTGCAAAGTGTGGGTGCACTTTACGGATTTTACCAAGCAAAAATCTTGATTTTTTTGTGTTGCAAGCGGACGAGCACATCGTTTTTTTAGGACTTTTTGCTTCAAATTCCGCACCGCACCATTCACACGTTCCAATATAGTGACTTTTGCTATACGGTTTTGGAGCGCCTTCAGCCCGAATTGAGGACATGGCGTTCTTTCGATGCCATTCCTTACCTTCATCGCTTGAATGCCATGCTTTTGCGCTATCTCTAATTTTTTCAAGATGCGCCAATTGCTTTGGAGATTTCCCACGCTCAATATATTCTTTAATATGCTTCTCTCTATGCGCCCCGAAAGGCAAACATTCAAGGTTTGAGAGTTCATTGTTTCCGGTATTGCCGTCAATGTGATGAATTTGATAACCTTCTGGAATGGGTCCGTTGTAAAATTCCCAAACATCACGGTGAAGGCGATGGCCTGTTCTGCCAAAATACCGCCGATGCGCCGGATTTTTTGCATTTGGGTAGCGATTATATTTGCGCCCGTTGAAAACAACGCTTTCAACGGCGGTTGATTCGTTTGATTTGGAAACCATGACGCACCTTTGTCTTGCTGATACAATGACAATGTATCATTTGGACACAATGATGCAAGCTGTTTCCATTCGTTATTGGCAAAAACCGGATGGTTAAAGGTTCCCTCAAGCTCGCCAAAGGAATGTTCCATGCGCCAAATTGGCTGAACGCCAGTCAAGCTGGCCGCTGATACCTGACAAGGGCCATTTGGCGTTGAAACCCATTCCCCTATTTGAATCTCATCAATACGCTTTTGAGTTCCATCCGCCATACGGATAAGCGTTTTGCCAACAAGGCACAAATCGTCATGTTTTCCTTTTGGAAAGCTGCTGACCTGATCTATTACCATGTTTGCCCATGCTTTTGCGGGAGCCCAGATCAATCCCTCCGCGAACAAATGCTGAACCGAATACAATCTTGACAGTTTGTCTTGCGACTTTGGATCGACAAGTTGCACGCCAAAGTCCTCGGCTCCATAAAGGCGGCGCATTTCCTGCGCGACGGAGTATCCAGCGGCTTTGTTTTCGATCAAAAGCAAATCAACCTTTAACTTTTTGCATGTTTGAGCGACTTTTGTAACCAGTTCGTGCAATTCCGCCCTTATTTGCCAAGCATCCATGAGAATGACCTGAGGGAAACTATCCCCCGAACCACTTGCCATAAGCCTTACGCGGGTCGCCTCATCGAAAAACGCCGCTTGCTCGGCTCTATTAACCCGTTTTTGCTCAAGATCGCCGTTGCGGGAACTTCGGCTGACATAAGCTCCCGTGTATGTCGCCATGTTGCCGGTGAAAACACCCCAAACGGTCATGGCGGAAAAGTCATTTTCGGTCTTTGTCGTGTACGCCGTGTCAAGGCTTGCCACAATATATGACAAATCCGGGAAAACAGGGCTTTCCCATAACCGCCACCAATCAGACTTGATAATACCGCCGCCCTTGGGGGACGGAAGCTGCTGCAACTGCCCCGCCGAAGCCCAAGGCCCTAGCTGTTTTTCCAAAAGGACCACTTCTTTCTCGCCAAACCTTTCCGGCCAAAGAAGCATCCCTTCCCGCAAGGCAAGCTCGCCAGCGGCTTCCGGGTCTCTTGGGTTCCGGTTTCCGTTTTCATCAATCACAACCAGAGGTTGTCCATTGTCATCCAGCCCGCGCGGATCATCCCAGCCAATGACGGTATGGGTATGGCGAGCCATTTCATAACGCATGGGCAGACAGAGATGAACCCAATCCTGTCCAACATCCTTTGACAAAATATGCCCGGTCAAGTCTTCCTCGGACAATCTCTGCTGAATGATAACAAACGCTCCCGTTTTGGGATCATTATGTCTGGTTGAAATTGTTCCGTCCCACCACTCCGTGGTTGTATGAATTGACGCTTCGCTGAACGCCTCATTAGCTGCGTTGGGGTCGTCAATAACAATAATGGAACCACCTTCGCCGGTAACGCGGGCTTCGACGGCTGTAATCAGTCGTTCCCCGTTTTTGTCATTGGCAAAGCGTCCCTTGGTGTTTTGATCTCCTTGGAGCTTAAACCTGTCACCCCACCGGGCTTGATACCACGGGCTTTCAATCAATCGACGGCACTTGACGCTATCCCTGAGTGCAAGTGCGTGGGAATAGGACGCATGAAGAAGCTGCACGCCCGGCCCGGACGTTGGCGTGTTCCATGGTTGCGCCCATACCCAAGCTGGAAAAG